CGGTCCATCACCCTGGCGAAGTCGAGCAGCGAGCGGCTCAGGCGGTCGACTTTGTAGACAACCACCACGTCGATCTTGCCGGCCTCCACGTCCTGCATGAGGCGTACGAAGGCCGGCCGTTCGAGGTTCGCGCCACTGAAACCGCCGTCGTCGTAGGACTCGGGGATGAGCTGCCAGCCGAGAGCCGCCTGGCTTCGGATGTACTGTTCGCAGGCTTCGCGCTGGGCGTTCAGCGAGTTGAAGTCCTGCTCCAGTCCTACCGTGGTGGACTTGCGGGTGTAGACCGCGCAGCGCTTAGGCTCAGGGAGCGGCGGCGTGGCCGCAGGTTGCCGGCGCGTAGTCATACTCGTGCCTCCGCGCTCTGGTTGGTGCCTCGGCGGCGCTGGAGGCCAAAGAACAAGAACCCGTTCCAACGTGTTCCGCTGATCAGCCGCGCAATCTCCGACAGGCTTGCGTAGCGCTGGGCCTGGTACTCGAACCCATCATCCAGGACTGTGACCCGGTGCTCAACGCCCTGGTGAACCCGCACGATGGCCGAGCCGATGGCTGGCAGGCGTGGATCGCGTGGCCGCGCCTGGATGGGCACGCTGGCCAGCGCGGGCGCAACACCGGATGCCCGCTCGGGGAGCCAACGAACCGGTGCCAGCGGGGCCAGCTCCTCGATCTTGGCCAGCGCGCGTTCGGACAGGCCGCCCTCGGCCAGTTCCTGGATGCGCCACGCGACCCGTTTGTGAAGATAGGGTCTGTTGCGGGTGCGGGTGGGTACCCCGAAGACCTCGCGGTACTTCTCGGCCAGTTCGCCCACCGTCATCTTCTCCAGGGCAGCGAGCTGCTCGGAGACCGTGGCCATTGTGGCCCGGTCCTGCCTGACCTGCTCTCGATTGTTCATCTTGATGTCTCTTTCGCGACTGCGGTTGGCGCCGTCGTCGAGGTCCATGAAGGCGTCGGCTCTCTGTGAAGGCAAGGTGATAGTCTCTGTCAGTTCAACAGGTTGTGGCTTCATGTTCGCCTCGAACACGCGACCGTTCTTCGAGCAGCAGATCGATCAGAGCGTTGGCCAGAACATCAATGACGACTTGGCGACGGGGCTCTCGGGGGGACGGCTCGGCGCCGCCCGGGGCCTCGGCGCATGCGTTCGTGGGTGTGGATCCGCCTTCCGACATCGCGGTTCTTCTTTTGAGCATTCCGATGAAGAAACGCGGATCTGATCCCGGATCTGGGACAGATCACGAGGTGGTAATTGACAACACGGTCGAAAGTGTCCAGTTGTTACCTATTGGATTTCTTGGGGGGCCGAGCGGCCCAACAAGAAGACAAGGAAGACGATGGCCAAGAGGCTCTGGAGACCGCACCAAGAAACCGCGAAGGGAGTGCGACCCAGTGCGCTGTGGCGAACCGCTAGGCCAACCAGGAAGGGCCTACCAACTGGCAGGCTAGCCAGTTCGCGCTCCGGCTGCCCGAGACGACTTGCGAGCCACGGCGCGGAAGGCAGGACCGTTGCCGAGAGGAGGACGAAGAGAGATGTCGACGTTCACCCTTAGAAGGTTCACGAGCCAGGAGACACTTAAATCCATTCGAGCAGACAACCTGCTATCCCTGCTCGGCAAGCATGGAGCCTACTTTGCGAGCCGTGGGGTGACGCTAGATGCCAGAGCTGGAGAAGATCGAACAGCGGCGCCCGTGGATGGCGAGATCGACTATGAGGGCATAGCCCAGGTGCTGATGACCCCGGAAGAGGCGACGCCGCGAGAACTGGTCGATGACCTTTTCTTCGTGGACGAGATGGCGACTCCCGAGGGCATGGAAGCTCTCCGTGAGGAGATCGCCAAGTTGGCTCCCGCCGAGCGCAAGCCGCTTGAGTTCGGCCCGGCTCCGACGCCGGCCGACGTGGCGGTTATCGTGCGCCTACACGCGCCGGCCATCCTGGAGAGGACGCACGCCGAGATATTGCTCAGCTCCAAGCGATCGTTCCACTACTTCCAGCCGGCCAACGGCAACAGCAAGCCCTTCACCAAGCCGACCGACAAGCAGCTGCGGAGTCTAGAGGCGGTTTTCGACGACTTCTTCGACAAGATGAAGCGCGGCCGGAACAGCAAGATCTATGTCTTCGAGCGGCCCGAGGAGGTCTGGCTGCTCGTGCGCCACGGCGATCCCTGCAAGCGCGAGGGAGCGCTCAGCTCCTCGGGGTCTTCGAGCGTGTACTACCGGCCCGAGGTTTTCGACGTGATCCGGTACGACCACAAGACGAGCGAACTGAGCATCAACGCCGGGAGCAGCAAGAAGATCTACGACCTCTACCGCGAGAAGGTCGGGCTCCACTTCTTCGGTGATGCGCTGTACTTCCCCGCCGGCATGGCGAAGTTCACACTCGACCCGTTGCGCTCGGATGGCGAGAGTTCCCTCGTCTGCGTCGATGTCGACGGGATGGATTCGGTGGTCCTTCAGGAGGTGCATTACTTCTGGGGTGGCCCTGAGAACGAGGTGGAAATCCGCAGGGCCAGCAACATCTTCAAGGCTATGCAGCGAAGGGACCGCTCCATCCCCGATAACGCCCGCATTTCCAGAGCCAAGTTCCAGGTGAAGTTTACCGATTCGAAGACGCCTCGCATGGTGACGGTGTCGAACTCAAACGTGAGCTCGTTTACCCGGGACAGCGATGCGCCTATAGTGGACGCCTGGCTGACGAAACGGGGTTTCGCCATCGTCGGCGGTAACGGGGATGCGTGATCTTCTGCGCATCTGGCGGCGCGTCGAATCGCTGCCTGTCGCCGCCGGCGTCGATGCCCAGTGGATCGAGTTGCTAGGCGGCGATCTCCGCTTCCTCGAACCATATCTGAGGCCGGAACAACAACTCGCCACCAACTATCCCTGCCCGCACCCAGTTCACGACAACTGCCCACGCCGCGTCGTCCATCACGGCCCCGACGACATCGTCGCCGTTTGCGGAAACGCCTCGCCCCAGTGCGAGCCACTGAAGCTAACCCGACAACAGCTCGTGGTCCGTAGCCTCAAGACGGTGGAGTGGATCGCAGCCATCACGAGTGGGCTGCGCGCCGCCAACGGGCTCGACCCGCTTGATGTGGACATGCCCGAAGGTGTGGTCGCGGTCGGCAAGCTGGCCCGTCGTGGGCGACTCCTGGCCGTGGTGTGGGTTCGCCGCCAGACTGGCGAAACCGAAAACCTGGCGCGCGGCATTCGCTCCGCACTTGATGGCCTCGATCTGGTCGTGGTGCTGCCGCCTGGCCTTCGCGGCGCGACCGATAGATCCCTGGCCGGAGGTGGCATCGTGTTGCTCACCGCGCCGACTGGCGACGACGGCACACTCGATCTCTATCGTGCTCTCGACCTCCTCGACCCCAGCTACCGCCATGCTCGGATTCACAGCTCTCTGGCCATTTTCGATGACGTACGGTTCGAGTTCGCCGAGGAGCCCGGCGTGCGCCACATCGTGAAGATCAACGGCCTGGAGTACGGCGGTTTCCAGAAGAGCGATCTGAAGTTCCTGCGCCTGCTGCTACTGGCGGCGACGCGCAAGGAAGACCCGGACGTGGATGGCGGTGGCTGGTTGGAGAAGTTCAGGCTGCAGGGCGATGACAAGGACCACGACCTCGAGGATGTACGTGCGGAATTGCGGCGGCTCCACCATCCACTCGTGTCCCACGACGACCGTGGCGCACTGGTGAAGCCGGCGCCGGGACGAGGCGGCAGGATTCGTCTCGCCGTTCCGCCGGGAAACATCACCCTCGATCCGAGTCTCGCCGCCTTCGCGTTCATTGGCGAGATGCAATCAAGAGCGAAGACGGCCAAGAGCCGCCCGACGCCGGGCCAGATGGCCCGTGCCAAAAACTTCTCCCAGCGGAACGAGGTGGCAAGGAAGCTTCTTGATGATGCGCGCAGGCACGGGGTTCCTGCGCCAACAACGACCAAGGGGAGGGGGGAGTAACGGCTCTCAGGACCCCGGAGTATCTGCTTGCTCCCCCTTTGGACATCCCCTTCCCCCTCCGTCGGAGACTGACCTCACCACGCTCGCGGAGTGACCGCGGGCAAGGAGGTCAGATGAACCCAAAGCACGACGAAGTCCGCTGCAAGAATTGCGGCGCCCTACTCGCGAAGCTCGACGAGACAGGGCTCACCATCAAACGCGGCGAACTGCAGGCCACTGTAGACGGCGCGTTCCGAGCCACGCTGGTCTGCTACCGGCCACGCTGCCGGGCTCTCAACATTCTCGCCCTCCCGGCGAGCAGGTGAGGGCGGGGCGGGATGGCCACTCGTGTGGCCGTCTCGCCTGACCCGGACAACAACCCTGAGCGCATGACGCCCTGATTCGGCCGCCCTGAGCGCACGACGCCCGGCCGGGAAGGCGGGCGCCGATGCGCGCAAGTTGGGAGGGTCTACATGCGGCCCTCGTGAAGTCGGTGACGACGTTGAAGGCAGACGTGCGCTTCAGGCAAGCGGCGAAGGACCACAGTGAGCTGTCGCGATTTGGCAGCCCGGATGCACTCACTGCATATCTCGCCACCAAGGACGGCGATCTCGACGAAAAGGATGGTATCTACGCAATCCTGGTGCACGCGGCGCAGTCGCGTTCCGACTGGAGCGAGCTTGCGACTGCACTGTTGTGGCTCGGGCTGTGGCCGGGGCTCGACGCGATCTACAGGCATCGATTGCAGGATTTCGTCGGTCGGGTGGACGACCTGGTCACCGACATCACCATCATCTTCACCGCCACTGTAAGGCGCATCGACCTCGCGGGTGTCAACAGATTGGCGGCAACACTGGTTTGGAATGTGAAGCGGGACGTGGGTGAGAAGCTCAAGCGGCGCTGGGAGGACGATGCCCGCACCGCGGACACCGAGGCGCTCGACGCCAACCTCCCGGGCGGGCAGCCGCAGATCGACGACCGCGAGCTACCCGTGGATGCAAACGACTTTGTCGCCGTCAAGCAGTGGCTGACCGGCATCGTCCAGGGCGAGGCCGACCTGGTCATTGGCGTGGTGCTCTACGGTTTCGACCTGCACGAACTCGCCGACGGGCTGGGTATCGCCCACGACGCCGCCCGCAAGCGATTCCAGCGCGCAATCAAACGGATGCGCGAGCACGCGGGGAAAAAGTGAGGAGGCCTGTCCCAGTTTGAGGGCGCAACCCGCGTTTCAGAAGGAAAGACGGCCACGCGGCCAAAGGAGCGGACGATGGACCAGGACAAGAACCCGACAGGCAGCACGACGGACGATGAATTCATTCGGCTGCCCGGCCTGTTCAGGCGCTGGGAGATCGAGCGGGTGATCGAGCCTGGCAAGGACTTCCACTTCGAGGATGCGGGTGAGGCATCCGACGGCACTCCGCTTCTCGCCGTGTATTGGCGAGATCCCAACGAGGGGCCGGCGACTAACGTAGCCCCTGCCAACCCGAGGAGGTCGCCGTGAACGACTTCAAGACCTTTGTCGAGGAAGTGCGCTCCCGCTCGGACATCGTTGCAGTAATCGGCGCTGACGTGGAATTGCGCCCGGCGGGCAGCACGCTCAAGGGACTGTCGCCGTTTCATCCGGAGTCGAACCCTTCATTCGTGGTCTGGCCGTCGACACAGTCCTGGCACGATTTTTCGAACGGCGGCGGGCTTGGCGGCGATGTCTTCAACTACGTCCAGCATCGGGACAACGTCGGCTTCAAGGAGGCGGTCTTCATGCTCGCCGAGCGCTTCGGGGTGCGCCGACCCAATCAGGATGACGAGGCGTGGAAACGCGAGATCAGCACCGTGGCCGAGCGACGAGATGTGGAGCAGCTATTCACCAAAGCGGCGGCCTACTACCACCGGATGCTGCCGGCGAAGATTCGCGAGGACTGGTACCGCCAACATTATGGCTTCACCGACGAAACCATCAATGACCTGCAGCTTGGGTGGGCCGATGGGCGGCTCTTCGAGTACTTCACCAAGGAACTGGGCGCGAGCCGCGAGATGGCACTCAAGACCGGGCTGTTCGTCGTGCTCCAGGGCGGCCGCGTCGCGGACTTCTTCCGCAAGCGGTTGGTGTTTCCCTATTGGCGCGCGGCTCAGGTCGTCTATTTCGCCGCTCGGAGGACCGAAGAAACGGGCGATGAGAAATGGGAGAAACCAAAGTACAAAAAGCTTCTCACGCATTCGAAAGACTACGACTACGTCTCGCCCACGGTCGGCAACGACTACATTTATAATGAGGGCGCCGCGCGTGATGCCGAGGAGTTGCTCATCACCGAGGGCATCACCGACTGCATCACCGCACGGCAGATGGGAATACCTTGCATCTCGCCGGCCACCACCAGCTTCCGCAAGCAGGACGTGCCGAGACTCCTGCAGATCACCCGCAACGCCAAGCGCATCATCATCTGCAACGACTCCGAGTCGAACGGTGCAGGTGAAGCAGGCGCTCAGAAGACGGCGGCAGATCTATGGAGCGAAGGGCGCGACGTCCGCGTGGCGCTCATCCCCAGGCCCGAGGGCAAGGACAAGATCGACATCAACGAGCTGGTGGTCAAGGCCGGTCCCGAGGCCCTGCGCCAGGTGCTGGCTTCGGCCAAGCTGTATCCAGAGTACCTGCTGGATCGCATTCCCAAAGAAACGCCCAAGAGCGACCTCGACCGGCTGCTCGCACCGGTGATCGAGGCTCTCGTGGGGCGTACGCCGATCATCACCGACGCCGTGATCGACGCGGTTGCTGCCAAGTTCGATGTGCGGCGGCGTGGACTCGTCAAGCAGCTCAAGGAGCTATCCTCAAAGAAAAGGATCAAGGCGGTGGCGGCGCGGGCCGCGACAGCAAGTGTGCCCGAGATTCGCGTCGGCGATCGGCAGCTCCGCGACATTGTGACCGACGCCCGCATGGCGATGGCGGGGGCCAACGAACGGCGGATCCAGAGCGCCGCGGTTGCGCCGTTCGAAAACGATGCCGCGCCGCTATTTGTTCGTGGCAACTCGCTGGTGCGTCTTGAACGACCAGCGGGCGGCGCGCCCATGCTCTCCGACCTGACGGAGACGGGCATCTTCGGCGTGCTGGTGCGCGAGGCGGATTGGGTCCAGGAGGAAGAGGAGGGAATGCACGCGATCTTTCCGCCGAAGGATGTGTCGCGTGACTTCCTCGCGTACCCGCCGCCGAGTATTCCCGCCGTGGATTCAGTCATTGCGACGCCGGTCTTCGGGAGGGATGGACGACTCCTGGTGTCACCGGGGCTGCACGCGAGTGACCGCCTTTGGCTGGAGGTGGACGCTTCGCTCAACGTCGGCGAAATCCCAGAACGCCCGACGGCTGAGCAGATCGCCGTTGCACGATCGCTCTTCTTTGACGATCTCCTTGTGGACTTTCCCTTTGCCGGCCAGAGCGATCGTGCCCACGCGCTTGTGGCGGTGCTGCTGCCGTTCGTGCGACGGATGATCGACGGGTGTACGCCGATGCACGTGGTGGAGGCGCCGGCTGTCGGTGCTGGCAAAGGATTGCTCTGCAATCTCGTCTCAACTGTCGTGACTGGTGAGAGCTGTGACTGCCGTACACTGCCCGAGTCGGACGAGGAAATCCGCAAGATGCTCACCGCCGAGTTGTCGAGGTCGCGGCCGATCATCTTGCTGGACAACGCGAACGAGAAGCTGACCCTCGGCGCTGCCGCCCTCGCGTCGGTGCTCACCAGTACCTCGTGGACCGATCGCAGGCTTGGTCACACGCAGATGTTGACGGTGCCCAACAAGGCCATGTGGATGCTCACCGGCAACAACCCGAAACTAGCCAAGGACATCGCGCGGCGATCGGTGCGCATCCGTATCGATCCGAAGGTCGACCGTCCCTGGATGCGGACGGCATTCAAGCACGATCCGATCTTGTCCTGGGCCAAGGAGAACCGAGACAGACTCGTCCATGCGGCGCTGGTGCTGGTGCAGGCTTGGCTCGCCGCCGGGCGACCCCTATCGCACGAGCGCCTTGGCTCATTCGAGCACTGGGCAGCCGTGATGGGTGGCATTCTCAACGTCGTTGCCGTCCCTGGATTTCTCGGCAATCTCGACGAGCTCTACGCGAACGCCGATGTCGACGGCGAGGCGTGGCGGGAATTCGTGCTGGCATGGTGGGAGGAACACGGCTCGAACGTCGCCCACGTCGCTGATCTAACCAACCTGTGCGCGAGAGAGGATCTGATGCCCCAGGTGCGCGGTGACGGCAGTCCACTTTCGCAGCAGAGCCGGCTTGGGCGCGCCCTGCTGAGCGCGAGGGACCGCGTATTCGGCGACATCCAGATAGTCGTGGCAAACCAGGACCGGAAGAAGCGAACCCTGTACGCGCTCAGGAAGCTGGAGGTACAGGCGCCAGCACCGGTTCCTCTGGCCGGGCCGGCGGACGACGAGCCCGACGAGGCCGATCTTCGGGAGTGAATTCCCGTCAGCGGCCCCGCTTCAGTGCACCCAGCTTGCTGTCGACCAGGCGGCAGATCTGCTTGAGCATCTTCTGGTTGCAACGCGCGGGAGACGGATGGTTTCCGATGACCGTGTGGCCGGCATCCTTGAGATGATCGGCGAGGGCCCACTCAAGTGCGCCGACCTTGTCCCGGACGCTCTTGTGGCGCTCCGGCTTCTGCTCGGGGAACAGCGGCCCCGCCGCGACCATCTCGAACCTGCAACGCTCTCGGATGAGCTTCGCCTTCTTGAGCTGCGAGGTGAGAGAGTTGTTTCTCGTGTTTTCTCCGAGGTGCTGGCCGATGCGTGTGAATGGGGACGACGCATGCGCCGAGGAACTGTCGCCCGTGCGTCCGACGTACAGGACGCTCCGTCTCCCATAGGCAATGCGGCAGACGTAGAGCCAAAACCCGCGCTTGAGAAGCGCGCCGTCGAAGCTCGTCGTGTAGGTGTTCATCATCAGCTCCGAAGGTAGTCCTGGGGATGAAAGTGTTCAAGGTGCTGCCGAGGTGCCGGGCATGCCGGGCATGGGTCGGGCTTCCATTTGGACATGCCCGGCGCATGAATCCCCAAGGATTGCGGTGAGATAGCTCGTGCTGCCGGGCATGCCGGGCTTACCCCCCCCTCCTTGTACATGCAGGATCTAATTATTCTCGATCCGCTCCTCCGAGAAAATTTTCCGCGCGCGCGTGAAATATGCCGATCGAAGCCCGGCAAGCCCGGCAGATGGCCGTAACCATTTGAAGTCATCCAGGAAACATGTGCCGGGCTTGGGTGCCGGGCTTGTGCCGGGCTTTGTCGATGCCCGGCAGCTTTGTGGCTGTCCAGTCCAGTTTCCTCGAAAAAGTGCGCGAGGCCTGTCCCAGTTGGCTGAGCAAGTCCGCGTTTCTTCCATGAAGGCGCAGTTGCGCCTGGAGGAAACCAATGAACGGCAAAAGCGATTCCACCTTGCCGGCCTCCGCAGCAGGCGGCCAGGACAAGGCCATCAAGCAGCCGATCGCGACCCTGGCGCCCGACAGCGGGCACCATAACGACGCTGCGGACAAAGTGCCCGAAGGAGTTGCCGTGTCGGTGCGGGATCGTCCTGCTGCAGCGGGGCGCCTCTCCCTCAAGGCGCTCGCTGTGGGCACGTGCCTGGCATCCGCCGTGCTGGCTGTGGTCTTGATCGTCCCGTCGTGTGCTGGCCAGCAGCGCAGAGAGATCTTCGGTGGCCCCAGGGTGATGGCCCACGGCTCCCCCAGGCTGGGCTTTCGGTCTCAGCAGGCACTTGACCGCCCTCCACTCCACCGTTCGCAAACCCGCGGCGGCGCAATTGTGCTGCAGGGAGAAGCACAGTCATGAACGGCAATGGCGATCGCACGTTCGTATCCCCCGCAGGTAGTGGCCAAGAGAAAGGCATCCGGCTGCCCATCGCGACGCTCGCGCCCGACCTGAAGAACCCACGGCGCATCACCGACGAAGCCCGCGCGGGACTGGGCGTCTCGCTGGAGACCTTCGGAGCGCTGGATGTCGTTTTCAACGAGACCACCGGCGAGCTAGTCAGCGGTCATCAGCGCATCGAGCGACTCAAGGCCGCGGGTGCCACCGAGCTTGTCCGCGACGGCGACTGGGGCTTCATCACGCACCCGAAAACCGGCGAGCGCTTCCCGGTGAGATTCGTAACGTGGAGCGCAACGAAGCAGAACCTGGCGAACTTGGTCGCGAATTCACCTGAACTTCAGGGGACCTTCACCGAAGCCGCCCTGGACCATCTGCGCGCCCTCGAGGACGAGGTGAACTTTGCCGCCCTTGGCCTGGACCGGCTCGCGGCGCAGCTGGAGAAGGAACTGGACCCGCCGGAAGAAGCTGCTGCCGGCAACACTGACCCCGATGACGTACCGGAACCGCCCGTCGAGCCCATCAGCAAGCGCGGCGATCTGTGGATCCTGGGCGAGCACAGAATCCTGTGCGGAGATTCCACGAATGCGGACGACGTCCAGCGGTTGATGGGCGGCCAGCGGGCCATCATGATGGCGACCGACCCGCCGTATCTGGTCAACTACACCGGCGAAGACCATCCGCAATCAGCCGAGCGCAAGAAGGCTGGCAAGTCGAACAACAAGAACTGGGACGCCTACAAGGACCCAGAGACGAGCGTGGCGTTCTTCGCCACCTTCATCCGGACGGCGTTGCAGCACGCGCTCATCGACGCGCCGGCGATCTACCAGTGGCACGCTTCCCGCCGCCAGACATTGGTCGAGGAGGCATGGACGGCAAACGGACTGCTGCTTCACCAACAAGTTGTTTGGGTAAAAGCGAGGCCTATCCTCACGCGCAGCCACTTCATGTGGCAGCACGAGCCGTGCTTCTACGGGTGGATTGAGGGAAAGCCGCCAGCGCTTCGGCCGCCAGTCAGTGGTGCGTGCACGACCGTGTGGGCGATCGACCAGCGCGGCGGAGATGTTCAGGAGAGCGGAGATGAGAAAGTCGAGCACCCGACCCAGAAGCCCGTTGAGATCTTCCAACGCCCGCTCTCCTATCACACACGCCCGGGCGATATTGTGTACGAGCCGTTCTCCGGCTCGGGCAGCCAAATCATCGCTGCCGAACGGCTCGGTCGTCGCTGTTTCGCGATGGAGCTTGCTCCGGAATTTGTCGACGTCGCAGTCGAGCGCTGGTCCCGTTTCACCGGCAAGAAGGCAGTGAGGTCAGAGGACGCCAATGGATGAAGATCCCAACCATCGCTACCGCAACCTGCGACCCATCAAGCCGGGCGAAGTCAGGAATCCAACGGGGCGGAATGGGGCGACCACGATGGCCAAGCTCCGAGAGTTTCTGGAGGCTCGGGCCGAGCCAGCCGCCGGACACACCCGCTGTGAAAACATCTGGCTTGCGCTCTACACCACCGCCATCGATCGTCGGCGTAAGGACCACGTCGCAGCGGCGCGGGTGCTGCTCGCCTATCACGTGGGGAAGCCTGTGGAGGCGGTCGAACTCAGCGGACCAAATGGCGGCCCGATCCAAACGACGGATTACGACGAGCCCCCAGCTAAATCGCCCGAAGAGATGGTCGAGGGATTGGAGCGGATGTTGAGAATAATCCGGTCGTGCGGGTATGGGGAGCAGGCCTGCGAGAGCGAGCCGTACGAGGGGATCGAAGTCTTTCCAAAACCTGCTGTCGAGCAAGATCCGCAGGTGTCTGAGGCAGCGGTCGAATCCAGGCCAGGGCAGCAGGCTCAACACACGGCTCCGATGCCGCCGTCATCAGCCGCAGCTGCGGCTGGAATCATCCCGAGGCGATGAATGCGAAGCCCCGGCATCACTCAAGATCTCCACGGGCGCTCCTCTCAGGAACGGCGCGAGAGTGCTCGGTCGGCCCGGGTCGTCGAGGTGTCTCATGGCTGAAGAGGAAACCAAGGCTCTGCCCCACTACCCGAACTTGCGTTCCGTCAAGTCGGGGGAGGTACGGAATCCTTCCGGGCGAAACGGGAAGATCGGGCTGGGCGAGTTGCGCGAATTTCTGGCCGAGCGCGCCGAGCCCGCCAGCCGTCACTCTCGTCGAGAAAACCTTCTGCTCGCGCTCTACACGACGGCTATCGACCGCCGGCGCCGGGACCATGTTCCGGCTGCGCGGGTGCTGCTCGCCTACGACGTGGGCCTGCCACCGCAAGCCATCGACGTACGCAACCCTGACGACTCGCTTCGCCCCAAGATTCTCGAAGTCCGCTGGGTCGATGCCAAGCATGTCGAAAAGTCGGACGCCCCGGTCGGAGATGGAAACGGAAACAGCGCAAGCAAGGCAGGCTGAGCCCACCTCCATCGAGATCGGAAAGGCGGCAGCCTTTCTGTATCGCGAGCGCGCCCGCTACAAGGTCCTGTACGGGGGCCGCGGCAGCCTGAAGTCCTGGTCGGCAGCCCGCACCTTGCTGCTGATGGGCGGCGAGCGACGGATGCGGATCCTCTGCGCTCGCGAATTCCAGAACTCCATCGCTGACAGCGTGCATCGCCTACTGGCGGACCAGATCGTGCTGATGGACATGGGCGACCTGTACACGGTCCAGAAGGCCACCATCCAGGGCACCAACGGCACCGAGTTCATCTTCGCAGGTCTGCGGCACAACATCACGTCACTGAAGTCCCTGGAGGGCATTGACATTTGCTGGGTCGAGGAAGCCGAGGCGGTCTCGGAGGAATCGTGGCAGGTGCTTGAACCGACAATCCGCGTGCCTGGGTCGGAGATCTGGGTGACGTTCAATCCCGGCATGGAGACGGACCCGACCTACCAACGCTTTGTGGTCAGGAAGCGCGATGACGCCATCGTGGTCAAGGTCGGCTGGAAGGACAACCCGTGGTTGCCGGCCGTGCTGCGCAAACAGGCCGAGGACATGCTGCGCACCGACCCAGATGCCTATGACCACGTGTGGGGCGGCGAGACGTGGACCCGTAGCGACGCGCAGGTATTCAACGGGAAATGGGTCATCGACGGCTTTGAGCCCGACCCCCCGACGTGGGACGGCCCATACTTTGGCGCCGATTGGGGCTTCAGCCAGGACCCCACGGTGCTGGTCAAAACGTGGGTGCATGACAAGCGGCTGTACGTCGAGTACGAAGCCTACGGCATCGGCTGCGACATAGTGGACACGCCTAAGCTATTCGACCAGGTGCCAGACTCGCGCCGCTACGTGATTCGCGCTGACAACTCGCGGCCCGAGACCATCAGCCACGTGGCCAGCGCTCAGTTTGACTGCGAGGCCGCGGACAAGTGGCCCGGCAGCGTCGAGGACGGGATCTCGTTTCTACGCGGATTTGAGAAGATCGTCATTCACCCTCGGTGCAAGCACATGATCGAGGAGGCGCGCCTCTACAGCTACAAGACCGACAGACTGACCGGAGACGTGCAGCCGGCCTTGAAGCCCGGACATGACCACTGCTGGGACGCCATCCGCTATGCGCTTCAACCCCTGATCCGCCAAGAAGGGGGCGACCCTTTCCAGTACTACTGACAGGAGACCGCATGCGATTCTTCGACCTCTTCAGACGACGCAAGCTCGGCCCAGCCGCCCAGTCCCCCACCCGTATTCGACGCGTAGCACGCCGACAACGAAACTTGTGCCCAACGCTTCTCGCCGGTCTCAGTGGCTTCGATCGTGGGTGATGGAACCGGAAGCAGTGGAAGCAGCGCAGAGCCAGCCCGGGTCCATTGAGATCGGGGAGGCGGCGGCGTTCCTGTGCCGCGAGCGGGCTCGCTACAAAGTGTTGTACGGCGGGCGCGGCGGACTGAAGAGCTGGTCGGCAGCTCGCACACTGTTGCTCGCAGGCGTCGACCGCACCCTGCGGATCCTGTGTGCGCGCGAATTCCAGAATAGCATCGCGGACAGCGTCCACCGGTTGCTCGCCGACCAGATCGCGCTGATGGGCCTGGGCAATTTCTACCAGGTCCAGAACACCACCATTCTGGGCGCCAACGGCACGGAGTTCATCTTCGTGGGCCTGCGCTACAACGTCGAGTCGATCAAATCCCTGGAGGGAGTCGACATCTGCTGGGTGGAGGAGGCCGAGCGGGTCAGTGAGCGGTCATGGGAGATTCTCGTGCCGACCATCCGCAAGGCTGGCTCGGAAATTTGGGTCACGTTCAATCCGGCACAGGAGTCTGACCCGACCTATCAGCGTTTCGTGGTCAACCCACCGCCAGGCGCGATCGTTCGGAGGGTGTCGTGGAAGGACAACCCATGGCTGCCCGACGAGCTCAGGCAGGAGGCTGAGCTCCTCCGGCGCACGGACCCGGAAGCGTACATGCACGTGTGGGAGGGCGAGACGGTCGGGAGAAGCGATGCTCAGGTGTTGGCAGGCAAGTGGCGGATCGACGCGTTCACGCCGCAGAAGGGCTGGCATGGGCCCTACTTCGGGGCTGACTGGGGATTCGCCAACGATCCGACGGCCTTGGTGCGGCTATGGATTGAGCAGCGGTTGCCGTCCAGGGATGAGGTTATCGCCGCGACCCAGGAGCGCAAATCGCCCCCGTCACATCGCGTGCTGTACGTCGAGCACGAGGCGGTCAAGGTGGGCTGCGACCTGGTGGACACGCCCGCGCTGTTCGACAGCGTGCCGGACGTGCGGCGGTACATGATTCGCGCCGACTGCGCGCGACCCGAGACCATCTCCCATATGGCGCGCGCCGGGTTCCGCATCGAGGGATGTCCCAAGTGGCGGGGCTCGGTAGAAGACGGGGTGGCACACTTGCGGTCTTACGATGCGATCGTCGTGCACCCGCGCTGTCGCAATTTCGCGCAGGAGTGCAGGTTGTACAGCTACAAGGTCGACAGGCTCACCGGCGACGTGATGCCCGACATCGTGGACAAGCACAATCACGGGATCGACGCCGCCCGGTACGCGCTGAATCCCCTGATCCAACAACGCCCAACTGTCTGGCGTGGCGCCGTTTACGCCCCTTACCACTGGGGTTGAGCGAAAGGGATCAAAGATGACATCAACTCGGGAACAGTCTGGACCGTCATCGTGGCGCAACCGATTCTGGTGGCGATTGGCGATCCTGCTGGTGATGTCGGGACTGGTACAATGCGGATTGCCACTATTGCTTAAAAGCGGCAATTCCAAGAAAGCCGCCCTTCGAAATCCTGCGGATTTTCAGCGATTCACAGCCCTGGCCGCCACGGTGCGGAATTGCCGCTTTCATAATGCGCGCGCAAGGCCGATCTGAGAGAGGCGTGCGCAGACCCCGTGGCTCGCCGCTTGGCGCGAGCGTCTTGTAGCGGGCGACCGTTGTCGGGGCTATTAGTCGTACAGCTCCGCACTCGCGAGAGCCGTGGCCATGCCGCTGCTATAGTCAGCTCCGCCAGCGATGAGCACCTTCCCGCTTGGTAACAACGTGGCCGTAGGGGCATACCTCGCCGCGGTCATGTTGCCAGTAGCCGCGAAGGTCCCAGCCGCCGGGTCGTATAACTCCGCGCTCGCGAGAACTACTAAGCAATCGCTGCCAACAGACCTTGCGCCGACGATGAGCAAAACGGATCGTCTCCCCGGCAATGTCACTGCACGAGGCCGGAGGACGTGTAGATGTAGCCGGCGCTATACAGATAGTAGGCAACTGCAGCGACAAGCTTCGTGCCATCCGCAGATGACGCCACTGACGACCACCACTGCTGGGTACCTGTCTGCGTCCACGTAGCCCCGGAGTCCGCTGATATGTAGATGTAGCCAGGGTCTTGCCAGCATGGACCGTCGGCCGCGGCGACAAGTTTCGTGCCGTCGGATGACGACGCCACGGACATCCACCCCTGCTGGGTGCCTGTCTGCGTCCACGTGGCCCCGGAGTCCGCTGATATGTAGATGTAACCAGGGTCGGTGTTGCATGTACCGGCGGCTAGTGCGACAAGTTTTGTGCCGTCGGATGACGACGCCACGGACATC